CGTGCGTCTTCGCCAAGTTGCCCTGCACCGTGGCCTCAACATCCAACAAGTCAGGGTCGGACAACGGGCCAACCGCAGTCACCTCAAACACATGACCACGACGAATCCCAGTCGCAGACACCGGCAGCTGCGCAATCAACGAGTCGATACCAAACTCGAACCCGCCAGCACCAGCAGCCTCACGCGGAGACAACGCACCAGAACGCTGCACACGACACGGTCCAGACCACACCGTCACGTAGACGGGGATCTCCTCCAGATTCGGACCAGGCGTAGTCCCGGTCTTGCGCTTCACCACGCACGAATCCGTCATCATCGACTCGGCCTGAGCGCGCAGCCCCGGAAGGGCCGAGGCAATGTCATCGCCCAACATCAGACGTTGAACCAGGGGTCATAGGCCGGCATGTCGGGGGTTCCAAACATCTGCGTGGAACCGACACCAGAAGCATCAACCAGGTCAGGGTCAAGCAGACCCCACAAGTCGTCACCAATTACGACACGACCCGCGCCGGACGAGTACCGGCGAGACGTCGAACCGTCATCAACGGACACGTCGACCTGGGTAGCACTGTCCGGGTTGCGAACATGAGCAGCTACAGACTGCAACACGACGTAGTCAACGTCGCGCTCGGCCAGATCGGCCAGCGTCAACCGCTTACCAATAAGGTACAGCGCCTGGTCAATCCACGCGCTCCACTGGTCCTGCTCACCAGCAGAAATGGTGGGGCGGCCAAGTTCAATCCGCACATCTTCGGGAAGAATCATGACCGCCCCACCTTCCTACTTGGACTTGCTGTAGCCCGACTCGAGCAGCGCCTCGAGGATGCCCTCAGGCACCTCGGACGTGTACCCAAGCGGGCTCTTGACCTTGACGTACTTGACGCTACCGACCTTCGCAAGCATGTCCGGCGAGGTGTGCTCACCGACCCGCGCAACCAGCTCCTCCGAAGACGGAGAAGCGTCCTGCGCGGACTTGGTCAGGTCGTCAGTCGTGGTTGCCTTGTTGACAGCCATGTCAGACCCCCGATCAGGCAGCGTTGGTGAACTTGACGAACGAGCTCGCGTCGTTGACGAGGAAGCCGTACTCAGCCTCAGCCAGGATCGCAACGAGGTTGTTCTCGAACAGCGACACGAGAGCGCCGTTGATCGTGACCGTGGCCTCAGTGGACACCTTGTAGGAGATGCCACCAACGGCGCCCCACGCGGCCTGAGTCCAGTCGCCCAGGTAGCCGTAGATCTTCGGCGTGGCCGCGTAGATGCCCTTGCCGACGACGGTCTGGTAGCCGAGCAGCGAACCCTGACGGATCGGGCCAGCCTTGTCCGTGTAGGTGGCGTCGAGGAACAGCGGGCGACCGCTGGTGTCCTTCGCGCCGTTCAGGACAGGCTCCATGCGACGGTCGAACGCAAACCCGTTGGGGTCCTTGTCAGCGTTGACGAGGGTCGACAGGCCGGCGTTCAGGTCGTCGTAGACGGCGGTGAACGCGGGGGCGGTGCCGGTGAACTCCTGCGTGGACGAGCCCGTGTCGAGGTTCGTCGAGAACGGGGAGCTCGTGCCATGCAGAGCGGCAGCGTCGAACGCGACAGCGAACGCCTCAGCGATCTGCGGGCGCAGAAGGTCCATGTAGCCGCCCGGGTTGGCGCGGACAACCTCAGCGGAAACCACGGCGATCGCCGCAAGCTTCTTCGGGTCCATGGTCTTGAGCGCCATCGTCCCGCTCGAGGCGGGCTTCTGGGCACCCTCAGCGACCCAGCCGGCCGTGACCTTGCCAGTGACGACGGGGATGGACTGACCGTTGATGCCGAGCGGCACACGACGGGCAAGGGTCTGAACGACGGACTGACGGGCGGCCTTCTCGAAGATCGCCTCGGACTGCTCACGGTTCAGGAACCCGGAAAAGTCCGAGTTCTTGGTTGCGGCGGTGATCGCCATTGTGTCCTCCTAGGACGGGTAAGGCATCAGCTAGATGCCGAGCTTGTCTCGCAGCGCCGCTTCTAGGCCGTCAGAGTTGAGGGCCGGGGGCGCACCTGTGCCGCCTTGGGTGCGGTCAGGCTTCGGGGTAGCCGGTGACGTGTTGAGAGCAGAAAGGCGTTCGGCCTGACGAACCAGGGTTGCTTCGTCGTTCCCCGTGAGGAACGTCTCCGCGTCGTCGTCAGAGATGCCGTGCTTAGCGGCAATGCGCCAGCGCAGAGCATCCGCGGTCGCCTTCTCGGCAGCCTTCTGGAACTCCTGCGCGCTGGTCTGCGCCTTCTCGAGGTCGCTCATCTGAGCCTTCTTGAACTCGTCGAGCTGTGCCTGCAAAGCCTTCGCGGAATCCTCCGCAGCCTTGCGTGCGGCACGTTCCTCGGAGAGTGCCTTCTTCCCGGGTTCGCCAAGTGCGGCCACATCTGCGGGCGTCGCGCCCTGCGTGGTCGTCTCAGTGGTCTCGGTGCTCTCGGTGGTGCTAACGCCGGTTTCCGGCATGGTTCCTCCATCGCGGAGTAATCCCCTCGGCCTCGCGCCGCTGGGTGGTGTTCGGGGGCTACAGGACGTAGCCGTTGTCGCGGAGCCGCTTGAGGGCTTCTTCGCGGGTAGCGGACACCTTGTAGATGCCCTCAGGGGTGAGCTTCCGACCGCGACCAAACGCGGTAGTTGTCATCCCGTCCTTGGAACGTGCAGGAGTGAAAGACCCGTCACGGCGCGTATACACGCGGCGAGAGTTGATGACCTTGTTCATGTCGGCACCATCGGCGATGGCCTGCCGCTGATCCTTGGTCAAGTCCTTCACATCGTCAGGACCGATCGAGTAGCCGGCGTCCTTGTGGTTCGCCTCGTTCGTGGCAACCATGCGGCAGTCGCACCGCGGATGGCGCTGAAATGAAGCCACCTTGTAGATGCGGCCAGCGAGCGGCGCGCAACGCTGGCAACACGGCGGATTCACCAGGCGGGTGTAACCAATGCCAGGTCGTGCCGTGATCGCCGTCGAGGCAGCAGCACGGGAAGCGTCAGCAACTTGGGACGGAACAACGATTCGAAGGAACTGTGAACCGAGTCGCAACCTGTCCTCAAGCGAACCCGCTGACGAGTCCCTGGCGTGAACCACTGCGCCATAAAGCAGCGGCTCCAAGGAACCGCCACTAAGACCGTCCAGCGAGTAAGCCACACCAGCGAAAGAACGGATCTGCGGAACCGCCACAGGGTCGACGTCAATGTTCTGCTCAGCAAGAGCGTCGACCACCGACCGCGCACCATCTTTGGCCGAACCCAGCTGGCCGGCAGCAACCAAAGCTGCGATGCGTGGACCGACTCGCACCCACCCAGCATCAAAGTCCGAACCGATCGTGGACCACTGAGCCTCAACCGCTGACAGTGTCGCCACCGCCTGCCGCTGCTGCGCCGCGTAATGCCGGTCAGCCGCCTGCAGGGGCATTGCCGGTGCCATTCTGCAACGTGCGACCCAGTGCTAGAACCGGGTCAGTAGCCGCCTCGTCCTCGAGGTACCCGCGCTCACGATTCTTGCGCTCCTCAGACCAGCCGAGCTCATCCCAGTAACCCTCACGAGACAGAACCCCAGACGCGCGCCGCTTCTGCAGAGCATCTTCACGCTGAGCCACAGTCGGAGTCGACGCGTCAAACCAATCAGCAACTACGGCGTTGTCCTCCAGCCAAGACCCGTTCATGAACCGCCACGCCAACTCACCAAGCCAGCCCAACGTGACGCCAGCCTGACGGTTGTCATCCTCCGCATGCGACACCAACTGAGCCTCATCAGCCTTCATGCTTGCCTCATTCGGCGGGTTAGCCGTGAAGTGGCCGAAGTACCGGGACGGGAACCCAGTAACGATCGACGCCTGCGACCCATACGTCTGCATCGCCGTCTCAAAGTTCTTCAGATCGGCCGGGTCCAACTGCCCAACCTTCGCAGCCGGGTTCGTGATCGTGTGAATAGCGTTGAAATACGCCTCAAACTTCGGAATCGGCTTACCATCAGCCCCAACGAAGTCGCCCTGAGCAACACCAGTCATGAACATGCGCGGAATGCCGTGCGCCTCCTGAGCAAACTGCATGTTCGTCAACGACCGAGCCGCGGCATCAGCAAGCGGGATGATGTCAGTCATCTCAGACTGCCCAACCCACGTACCAGACATGCGCCGATTCAGGTGCATCACCATCGGCACACGACCCAGGCGGTGGTCATCACGGTCAATCTCAGACCAGCGACTCGTCGTCCGGTCCCAACCAACCCAGATCGTCGCATCCGGCAAGTACAGGGTGATGTTCGTCGGGTGCTGACCAGTCTCCTGGTCGGTCCCATAGAACCTGGCCGCAGCGGTCATCATCTCCGTGCGAACGTCAACCTCAGCAGCAACCTGCCGCGGCGACTCAGCACGAATCAGCGGGGAACTCGGGTTCGCCTCATTGCTACCGCAAGACAGAAACCCGCGCCCATAAACCTTCGTGTCCGTCAAGAACATCGACAGGTGAGCGTCAAGGTTCGACGCCTGACGAACCCGCGCCAAATCAACGTTCGGCTTGTCCTCACCAGCCAAAGCCAACGAACGCAGACGCTGCCTCGAACGACGCGTATCCACAACGACACGCGGCCAGTTCGTGACCACAAGGAACTTACGCATCGACGCAGGAATGGCCATGCCAAGCTGCTCAACACGCTGACGGCCCAAGTAATACCGAAGGTTCAACTCATCCTCTGGACCGGAGGCTTCCCACTGCTCACGCAGGCGGTTGATCGTGGCGAGCTCGCTGAGGCTGAGAGTCACGGTCACCCCTCTCGGTGCTAGGACAAGAAGAAAATGGACGGGCCTGACGTCTCAAGCCATCCAGCGGCACGCTCATCGGCAGCGGCCTCATGTGCGAGGACCGAAGCCAGGACGGCGTCGATCTTCTGGTGATCGTTCGGCTTACCGATGACATACCGGTTAGCGCGCGAAATCTTGCGAGCATTAGCCATGTGCGCCGCAGTTATCGGGCACCCATCGTGCGAAATCCGATCGGCGGCAAGATCAGACACGAAACGCTCAAGCGCCTCATGCATCTGCTTCCCGCGATACGTCGGCCACGCGATGACCTTGTCCTCACCAAACTCGTGAGCCCACTCGTCAATGTCCGTCTCGAAACGAGGCGGATCACAGTAAAGCCGGCGCACATCAAACCTGGAGAAGCACTCACGCACCGCATCAGCAACGTTCCCTCGAGGGGTCCGCTGATCCGGAGCTTCCTTCGGGTTCCAAATCGCAGGCACACGATCAGGACCAAACCGTGGCGTGAACTGCAGACCGTCACGAGTCTCCCCACGCAACGCAGTCCAGTCATCAAAGTCAGAGCCGTCAAAGCCCAAACAAACCGACGTGCCAGCCTCAGGTTCAGGAAGCCACATGCGCGTCCCACATCCCGTCCGGCAACCAAGCGCCCTGACCCGCAACAACCCGGTTCCCGAAGAAACGCTCAGCCTGCGCCGGGTCCGTCTGCAACAGCTCCGCACACTCAGCCTCGATCGAATCAAGGTTGACGTGCGCCGAACCCGCGTACACGTACTCAAGGATCTTCCGGCGCTGCCTCTTGTCGCGGAACGACAACGGCAACCCATCCTTGGTCCGCAGCACCAGATCCGGGTTGCGCCAAAACTTGAAGATGTCTTCCTGCGAAGACTCCCAAGTCGACTGCGCTACCGAGTTCTCGGAAGGGTCCCAACAGTTCGTGTACTCCATCGTGCGGCCACCCATACCGGCAGCACCACGACGTTGCGTCTCAGCAACTTTCCGCATCTTGTTCTGCGCGGTGTAAGTGCCCGACTCATCCTGACCAGCAAAGCTGATGGGGTTACCCAGACGAGACAACGCACTCGAGGTGGTCGCCTCGATCTTGTCCATGTCCGGCAGACCAGAAGCGCCCTTGATGCGGATGAAGTTCTCCCGCGGCAACAGCAAACCCTTGAGGGGGCCAAGGTGAATCATCGCCACCAACGGCCCGTACACGTTGTCGACCTGCTCCTGGCTGGTAGCCGTCAGCTGGATCAGGGGCGACGGGTGACGAACACCCTTCGGCTCCCCAGCCTCATACTCGAAGTACCAACCACAAGGACACCCATTGTCCGCACAGTCATAGACGTCGCCACGCTTCGCCCATCCGCCGAACAGCGACGGGCCGCAAGCCTCACCTGCAGCCACAACCGCCTCGTGCGGACCCTTGCCCGTCTTCTGCGGAGCAACGGCCAAAGTGCGTCGGTACACAAACGCTTGGTTGAACAGCTGAACCCCAGGCACATCCGGCGCATCGTCCCGGACCCGGTAGTGGTTCGCCGTGATCCAGAACTGCCAGTCGTACTGGTGAAACGGCTGACCACGCAACGCCAAAGCAGGCACGCGGCAATGCTGCTCGTACCAAGCGTCTAGCAGATCACCAAGAGTCGGGAAGTCGACGACGCCAACCGCGTCACTGTGCATCAGCCACAGGCCGAAGACGACGCTCACGCTTCACCGTGGGCTCAGCCGCAACCTCGCGCCGGCCAGCAGTCTCATCGACCGCAACCTTCCAACCCATCTCAGCAAGACCAGCCGTGGTCATACCAATCTGGTCAGAGAAGCGGTGCAGCTGGCCCAGCAACGCAGCGCCAGCATCCGGCGCCTCACAGCGAACCTTCGTCCGAACCCACAGGGCAACGGTGCT